TCTTTACTTTGTTTCTTTGTTGAACTAGCATTTGCAGTGCCTATTTTCATCCTATTTGCCTTTTCTTGCGCCTCTAGCGACTTCAAATTTAATAAGAAATCCATTTGGATTTTTAAATTTTCTAATTTTTCGTCAACTATAGATGCTCGATGTTGCTCATTTAAATACGCAGCTTCGGTCTCTCTTTCGCTTCCAATCTTAGTAAAATCAACATTTCCCTTTAATTCAAGCTCTTTATTTTTAAGCTCCATTTCAATAGCTAATTTTTCTTTATCGAAATTCAATTGAGCCATCTTAGCCTTAGTATCTTCTTGTTTTAATAGTAAATCAAGCTCTTTAGCAGCATTTGCAATACGCTCTTCTTTTTCCTGTTCAGCACCGGCAATTTCCCTATTCAATCCTCGGCCTCCTTAGCAAAGTACTCTAATTTCTTTTCAAGTTCTTTTGTGCTTTCAGTATTGAATACGCTTATTAAAGAACGGAAAGGTAATTGCTGTCTAGAATATTCATTCATAGCAGCCTGTTCTAACTTATTCCGAATATTTAATGTACGTGAGTTGTTCTCTAAATAAATTTGAATCTGCGAATTTTGAGTATCAAATTCAGGAACAATAAAAGTTTGTTGACCGCCCTCATTAGGCATATCAATATCTATAATATCGCCAGGCTTTGTTAAGTAATTCAATTGAATATTTATACCCAATTCTAAAGCCCTAGCATTTAATTGTTCGTGTTCGGTATGTAGAATCTCCGTAACAAGGCTAGACATTTGGACTGCTTGCTCATTAGAACCTACCTGGTCTGTTGATACCACTTGCCCTATTCGTTGCCTAGGAACGCCCATAATAAGCCCTAGAGTTTCATCAATATTGTTTAAGATGTTTTCTAGTTGATTAATAGACGAGGGTAAACTATCATCATAACCTTTCCATTGATTATAATTAGAACCAAGGTTTCTACCGGATTTTGTTTTTGTCTGAATATAAAGAGAACCAAGCTTACGATAATAGCGTTGTTGTGCTAAACTAATATCCGTTGGTTTCTGACTTGTATCAATGATTTGTCCTTTAACGCCAGATACAGCGATATAAAGCTCTCTATGGTAATTTATAACATTGTATAGCTCCGCGAGGTCTTTCGTTGACTGTACAAGAGAATATGGCTGTTTTGTGGCACTTGAATGAGTCTGTCCAACAATAGGCAAATAAACCTTTGATAAATTGTTCGCATCCCTTGGCTGAATCTCATCCTTTCTAAATCCAAGATGGATATTACCATTAATCCGAATTCCGTAATATCTATCCTCAATATATCTCCGGTCCAAGTATTCCCCTCTGTTTTTTCTGATAGGATTCTTTTTTAAATATTCGGCACTATCAATAAAGTGAACAAAAGGTCTTGAAGGATAATGTTTGTTAGGAGAGATTTTCGCTAAAATTTCTCTCTCTTCTTTATACCACAAGCGAATTACTTCTACGGCATTTGTTTCTTCCGTACCAGCATAAGGCATATTATCGTTCTGAATTAATAAGGCTCCGTTTTTATCGGTAGATGCAAATACAGGATTTATATTGGTAGGATTTTTAGAAGCAGCTTTAAGCTCTTCTTTTTCTTTATTTGTCATTTCGTGACCGTGAATCCTTAAAACATCTTCAACCGCCCAATTTTCTTTAATACCAACCCAAGGCCCCTCGTGAGTCCACTTAATATTTGAATACCTAGGATAGATAACTGAAATATCATCAACAGCTTTTATCGTTACATTTTTATTTCCTGATTCGTGATTGACATAATAAAATCCTTTACCCGTTACAATCTTTGATGTGAAAACTTCGGTAGATTCTTCGCGAAACCTATTAACAGTACGTAATTTTATAGATATTTTTTCGGCTGTTTCTTCAACCATATCTTTAAAATCATAATTGTAATACCTTGCTAATTTATCAATCTGCTTAGAGTTGACAATAGCTTGCTTACCTAGAATGTCATTTATCTTAGAAAATTCAGCGTTGATCTTAGGCATTTCATATTTAATACGAGTCTGCTCGCTAAGTTCAGCTTCATTTTGTGGTTCCTTAGAAAGTACTTGTAAATATTCTTGGCGAGTTAATTCCAATTGTTCTTTAGTAGCAACTATTTGATATTCGTGATTTTTATATTGTTCAAACAAAAAGTCAACAGCTCCCATTAATGAAGAATAAAGTTTTCTTTTCTTTCCGGCATCATCACTTACTCTTGTAGTATGAACAAACGGGCGTAATGCCTGCTGCGAGATAAGAACATTAAGGTTTTTTCTTTGAATAGGAATCCATCTAAACCTAGCAGGATAAGTATAAGTCTTATCTTTCTTCTCATCTTTAACACGAGTAAAATAATAGTAGTCAGATGGGCGATAAATATTATGGAATAGCCTCCAACTTTCAATATCTTTTCTTGTATAACCTTCCGAATCAACACGAGAAAGTAAGTTTTTAATTTTAGTATTTAAATTGTCGTTCTTTTTCATCATTAAAATGTTTGCATTATAGAACCATCAGGGCTCAATTCGTAAGACGCTCCATACACTTCTTCTTCATCATCAATTTCAGACGACCTCGCTTCAATATCTTTATCATCATAAGCTACAACTTGACATAAAGAAGAGCTTATAGTTATATCACAATTATACTTTTTACCTGATGGATCATATTTAAACTTAGCTAACGCTTCAATTTGTTCTATATCATCCATCTTATCAATATTCTCCTTAGTAAGATAATCACTCATCTTTCTTAACCAAACGTGCTTAGTAGAAGGGTCAATTCCCCATCTATTTGCACTTTTGCTATTCTCAACATAAGTACTTAAAAAGAACTCTGGCTTCTCCTTTAATAAAAATTCAAAATTATTAGTTACAAAATAATCTATAATTAATATTTTAGAATACTCGATCAAATTTACAACATTATAGAATATTGACAACATTAAACTCCACTCAAAGAATTTTGAGGCCCCTCCTTCGCCCTCTGTTGGTCGCTCTGTAATTCGAGCAACATATTTATTGTAAGACTCATCAACGTTATTAAAAGTCTTAAACACTTGAATACTTCCTTTTGATGTACTTGTATGCGCTTCATCCTGGTCGTAACTATCCGTTCCTGCTTTATAAAGATTCTGGATTACTTTTCCATTATAATCTTCTGATGGCAATTCAAAAATATTACACCAAGTTGCATTTTCGCTTTCAATAAAATCAACGCCCTCAAACCAATTGGTAGGGTCTTTCCATTTAAGATACCCTTTAAGGTGAAAATGCTTAGATGGATTCCCTAATAAATATGATTTACGCTCATTTAATAACTGAATGATTTCTTCTCCGAAATATCCGGCAATAGAAGTCATAAAGCTTTCGGAAGGAGTTAAAGGCTTTTGTGTTGTAAATCTATACCTCTCATTGATTTTCTTAGCTTTCCTAGCATTAAGGATGTACTCTTCTGATTCTTTTATTAGCGAGTTACCATCTGTATCTGTAATCTCAAAATATATAGCAGGAACGAAACAGCCAACGACTGCTTCTGTTTTTTCTTTTTCATAAACATTAACAAAGGAAAGCATATCATTTGCTATAGGATCGTAAAATATTTCTTGGGCTGTACTTACCCCTTTATCCATATCACCACCCGTACCAATCATATACGCAAATCCTGTTTTTATATTCTCGGCAATTAATGATGCAGAAACAAATTCATAAGCTTCTGACAAGACTCCTTTTGTCCAAATACCAATTTCTTCAAAATAAATTAAAGATGGAGATAGTGAAGATACGGCTTCCGCATTATTCTTAGCAGTACGGCCATAGATTTCAGAACCCCTATATTTTGCACTGATATATTCGGTTTTACGATAAACACCTGGCTGAACGTGGAATTGAGTATTCGATAAAAATTTGAGCCCCCTAGTAACGAAATTCATTAAGTTAAAGGTATACTTCTCTTCACCTGATACAACAACGCTTTGAGAGTCTTTAAAGAATGTAAATTCATAACCTATATCACACCCAGCCATTTCAGAGAACCCTTTCTGTCTTGACTTTTGATAAATGTT